ATCAACCAGCAGGTTGAAAACGGCGTTTCTGATCCTAAGTTTCTCCCATATGGTGCCTTTGGGCCATCCAGATACACAGGACTCCTGCTTTCTAGTGGAACAGCGGATGCATATGATGACGATAAGTTCATCTTAGGTAATGCAAGTATCCCACGCTCTTTGGCTCCAGCCAGCGATCTGATGCATGCCGGCGGCGTTGCCGACTTGACATGTTCTTTCGTGTTTCCAGAAGTACCATTAAGAATTGATAGTTCGGAAGGAATTATAACGAACCAAGAAGACGCTTACTTCGGGGCAACTACAAATATGAAGTTGAGCAACAGAAAGCAAAAGGATATTGTTGATGTGGTACGGCGAAAAGTGAGCAACTTAGATGATGTCACAGTATCCACCACATCTTTGGATGATATTATAACTGGTTCTGCCGGAACGCTGGCTTCTTACGAGTCGGGATCCCGCGTGAACGGAGATTCTATCACTTCTAAGGGATCATACGAAGATGTTCTTGATGCTGGGTTTGATAAGTTTACTACTGTTTTGCAGGGTGGCTTTGAAGGGCTCAACATTTTAGAGAGAGAACCCTTTAGGAATACAGGGCTAGCTAGCCAAGACGGAGCATCTTCATACGCTTACGCATCACTTGAGAGGGCGATAGACGCAGTTTCAGATGCAGAAGTGGTTGAATGTAACCTGATGTCGATACCGGGCCTTACAGAGCCTACGCTTACAAGCAAGATTCTTGATGTTTGCGAGGCAAGATCCGACGCTCTTGCGATTATCGACTTAGAAAATGGCTATGCGCCACTCACTGAGGACACATCCGTAGAGTTGGGCTCTGTTGACAATACGATCACTACACTAAATCAAAGAGGCATCAACAGCAGCTATGGATGCGCATACTATCCATGGGTGCAGATTACTGATACAGTAACTACCGGAGGTTCTTTGTGGGTACCTCCAAGTGTTGTAGCTTTGGGGACGTTTGCTTCAAGTCAGGCAACGAGTGAAATTTGGTTCGCTCCTGCTGGATTTACGAGAGGCGGACTTACAGAGGGAAGCGCGGGATTGCCCGTCTCCAATGTGCGACAAAGGTTGACTTCCAAGGAAAGAGATAAGTTGTATGATGCGCAAATCAATCCGATTGCACAATTCCCAGCAGAGGGCATTGTGGTCTTCGGACAGAAGACCCTCCAAGCTACGCAATCTGCGCTTGATAGAGTTAACGTTAGAAGGCTTATGATTTTCGTCAAGAGAGAGATTTCAAGAATGGCTGCGACGCTACTCTTCGACCAGAACGTCACGGCAACGTGGGATAGGTTCTTGGGGCAAGCAAATCCATTCTTGGCCAGCGTAAAGGTGCGCCTAGGCTTAACTGATTATAAAATTGTCCTAGATGAGACTACGACTACGCCTGATTTGGTAGATAGGAATATTATGTATGCAAAGATTTTCTTGAAACCTGCGCGCGCCATTGAGTTTATTGCTTTAGATTTTGTTATTACGAGATCAGGAGCATCTTTTGAGGACTAAAATAAAAAGTAAAACTATTTATAATAACGCTTATAAAAGAGGGAGAAAATAAGAAATGGCATTTTGGAGTGAAGCAATAACAACCGATCCTAGGAGACAACATCGTTGGCTAGTTGACATCAGTGGCATTGATGGGCTGGCCAGTCAAATCGCATATATTGCGAAGAAAGTAACGAAACCGAAAATGACTGTCAATACAGCAGAGCATAAATTTTTGAACCATACTTTCTATTTTCCTGGGAATGTGACTTATGATCCAGTCACAGTAACTCTTACTGATCCGATGAATCCAAACTCCTCCGCGGCCTTATATACTCTTCTACAGGAGTCCGGATATGTGTTGCCCAGAGATATAGATTCTTCCGTTGGTCCTGGCGACCAGGCTTCGACGGTAAGCAAGAGACTTGGCACCGCAGCTATGGGAGATGTGAGAATTAAACAGCTTGACGGCGATGGAAATCTGCAAGATACCATGCTCTTGAAAAATAGCTGGATAGAATCTGTCGATTTCGGCGGCGAGCTATCTTATGAAGCAGATGCATTAGTGGACATTACAATGACCATTAGATATGACTGGTTCGAGATGGAATTCCCGCCTAAATAAAGACAAACAAAGAAAAAGAGGTTTAAATGACTAGAAAAACTAACGAGGAACGCCTCGGATTACCTTCGACTGGTGCGAAGGAATCTGGGGCTGTACCTTTTGTGGCGAATGATTCTTTCGAAGAAAGGGGAGGGCCTGTGCTAACGTATGTGACTCCCACATCGATGATAGATTTACCGTCTCAAGGAAAATATTATGAAGAGGGGCACCCTCTTCAAGGCCGAGAGTCAGTAGAGATAAAAGAAATGACGGCGAAGGAAGAAGATCTTCTAACAAGCAAATCTTTGATTAAGAAAGGAATTGTATTTGACAGGCTCTTACAGAGCTTGTTGGTAGACAAATCATTCAAGATTGAAGACATGCTTATCGGAGATAAGAACGCACTTCTCATAGGGGCAAGAATAGCCGGCTATGGGCCTGAATATAAAACAAGTGTTATGTGTCCAGGCTGCGGCTTAACATCGGTCCATACTTTTGACTTGGACAGTTGCCCGCTCAAGGGCCCAATAGATTGGGATAGTGTCGAAGACGAAGAACTCAAAGAGCATGCTCAAGAGACGCCTGTCGGTACTTTTCTAATTAGACTGCCTAAGACTGGCGTCACCGCTGAAGTAAAGTTACTAACCGGCGTTGATGAGAAGCGAGTCTCGGCAATCTCTGAGATGAAAAAGAAAAAGAAGATTGAAGATCGTCCCCTAATAGAACATTTTAAGAGTTTCGTTGTCTCTCTGGACGGAGTAGAGAACTTTGTCAAGATAGAAAGTTTCTTGGAAAACATGCCAGCATCAGACTCTAGATTTCTAAGGAAAGTCTTTACCAAGTTAACACCAAATATTGAAATGAAGCAGGAGTTCGTCTGCGAAGAGTGTGATTACGAGCAGGCCATGGAGGTGCCTTTTACCGCCGACTTTTTTTGGCCTGACAGATGAGTACATAAAGTCAGTTTATGAGCAGTTTTTTGCTCTTAAGTATTATGGTGGTTGGAGCTTCATAGAAGCATATAATCTACCCATTCAGTTGAGGAATTGGTTTGTTGAAAGGTTGGCGAAACAACTAGAAGACGAAGCTGATGCCGCGAGTAAGTAAAAGGGCCTAGTGCCCTTTTATTTTTGTTTAAACTATTTATTTTATAATCCGCAGGAGGTTTTCTTATGTATGAAGATGGCGACTTAGTAGAGAAAGTAATTGATTTTAAAAAAATGAGAAATGAGAAAGGAGAGTTGGACGAAAGCTGGATTCTCACTTTCAATGCCATACTCAGATGGATGATGCCACAATTATTTAGAGGCAACTCGATACCTGTCTCAATAAAAGGAACGCCGACTGAAGTAAGAAGCTTTGCCAACGTCATGAACAGAGAGAAGAGGTATCTTCAATCTTGGAAGGATAATGGCTTAGACAACCCAACCACATATAGGAACAAATCTCTACTAAACAAAGGGATTGACAAATTTCAGAGACTAACGGGGCTGAAATGGCCCTTCTCGAGATAAAGATTAGTTAGAAGTGCAAAGAGGGCGCCCTAGATGACTGAAGAGATAGATCAGAAAAAGATTGATAGGCTAAGCTCACAGCTTGATGACCTTAAAGCCAGCATCGATAGCACTCGAGACGCCCTCAAGGCAACCAGCGAGGAAACGGTTGGCCTAATGGGCTCGTTTACCAAAAACGCAGCAGAACAAGCCCATATTCAAGAAAGGGCCATGGCCGCCGGCAAACAACTTAACCGCGACTTGATGCAGCAAGCTGAGCTTGAGTTGAGAATTGCAAAAGCGAAAGGCGAAGGGCTTGCCGCTGCCGAAGAAGAGGTGGCCAACCTAAAGGAAGCTAATGCGAAATTAGACATACAGCACAATAAGATAAAAGCTGTGGCAGAAGCAACACAACAGGTCGATTCTTTGACTGGCGATATAGCGAGTAAGGTGCTGATGGGCACATCGGCTTGGTTTGATACTGCTTTAGCTATTGGGAAATCGTATAGCAATTTAGCCATGGCGAACAAAGAAGCCGGCGAATTCTTTTTTAGAACAAAAGCTGCTTTGACAGTTATGACGAAATTCGCAGGCTCCTTATGGCAAGCAGTGCATCCTATAAAGATAATATCTTCTATAATCTCAAAGGTACAGATTGCCACTATTGAATTTATGTGGACGTTTACGGAAGCTGTGGCGGGATTCAGTAAGTCAGTTGGCGATGCTGGCGAAATGCACAGCGCTGTTGCAGGCGCAATGGAACTCGGCGCAGGCGTCAACATCCAACAAGCAGCTGCTGCCGCAGCAGACTTGGCCACCACACTTAAATCTTTGACAACAGCAAGTAAAGAAAATCAGAAATTTATGATTCGTGGCGCTGCGCAACTTGCGGAGCTGGGCATTGGCGCTAGCGAAACCGGCGCAAATATTGAGGCGATGACGCGAGGAATGGGAATGTCTGGCAAGCAAGCAATGGATACGATGCATGGCATGGCCGCTTCTGCAAATGCCTTTGGCCAAACCTCGGCACAGTATCTTGGCAATTGGTCCAAGATGATGCCGAGCCTAATGGCTCATGGCAAAGGCGCAAAGAAAGTATTCGAAGGCTTGGCAGCACAAGCAAAATCTGCTGGCTTAGAAATGGATGTCTTATATAAAGTGGCCAAGAAATATGACACGTTTGATAGTGCTGCGCAATCAGTTGGCAACTTGAATGCTATTTTAGGTGGAGACTACTTGAATAGCTTAGAAATGATGAACATGACAGAGGAAGAAAGAATTGATGCCATGAAGAGAGCGTTTGAAATGACTGGTAAGACTTTCGACCAGATGGAAAGGTATGAAAGAAAAGCTATTGCTGAACAACTGGGCGTACAAGAGTCTGAGCTGGCGCAAATGATGGGTATTGAAACTAGAGAAATGAGAAAAGCAGCAAAAGAGGCAAAGAGAAGAGAGCGAGATGAAAAGTTGAGAAGGAAGATGCTCACTTCTACAGTCTCCTTGATGACGAAGCTCCAGCACTTGTTCCAATCTTTGTTTGTCAACAACAGATTGATGAAAGAGTTTTCAAAAGCGTTTAAACTGTTGTTCGAGCGAACATCAAATAAAACGCAATTTGGCAAGTTCCTTCGAAGTCTTATAAAAGACATCGGCGATTTGATGGCGCTTGGATTTGGAAAGCTTAGGAAGGGAATCGAGTGGCTGACTTCGGATGAGAATGCCGGCAAGCTGAATAAGTGGTATACTGGTTTCAAAGAAGGAATAGGGGGCGTGTGGAAATTCGTCGAACCACTTATTGACTTAATGTGGAATCTGTTTAAAGGCTTCTTTGGCTTCGTTGGCTCAATGCTTAGTACTGTTTTTGGGCCATCGCTTGACAACACAAAAGATAAAGTCGTTCAGACATTTGATAGTATAGCGGACTACGGAAAAGCATTCGGTGCAAAGGTAGAGGAGTTCCTACAGCCATGGCGAGACTTCTCAAAAGACATGAGCAAGGGCATAGAGGATGGCAAATACACAGCCGGCGAGGCTTTTGGCTTTCTCTTTAAACATTTGATAGAAACGGTTGGAGTTTTGTGGACAGAGTTTACAGCTATGATGAAGTCCAAGTTGTTGGAGATGCTTAATAGTCTTGTTCATTTTGCGAGAAGCGAGGCAACAAAAAAGGGCGGCGTTATTGGCGCTCTCTTTGGGTATGGAGACTTCGATATCTCATTTAACCCATTTAGCGAAGCAGGCTTTGGTGGCATTCAAGTAGATGACCAAGAAGAAGCCATGAATCGGATGATGGCAAAAGAAAAAGAATTGAACGAAGCCGCGGCACGAGGAGCAGAGCAGCGAGCACACCAGGCGGCGGAGTCATTTAAATTCATCGGTTCGAAGATTAAAGAGGTTGCGGCAGACATGAAGTCCGGCGAAGGGGTGGCAGAAATAGGCCAACAGATGGGAAAGGATATAGCAAACCCAATCAGGGATGCTTTTTATGACGCTGGGCTCCTTGCGCGCTCACCTCCTCCATTCTTCCAGAATATGGCCGTTGACGGCATGAAAACCACGGCCAAAGCCATGGCAGACAACATGGGTGCCTTCACGGAAGTGTTTGCAGAGATGGAAAGCATTGGCGTCCGCGCAATACAAGCCATATCTCAAGCTATAGAAGATATGCCAACTGATAAGACTGTTGAGTTTAAAGGGATTCTGGAGGCGACATCAAAGATTAGTTCCGAACAGGCGAAGTCAACAGAGAAAGCATTCATAGCAGCGGCCAAGTATCAAAAGCAAGTTCAGAAAACAATGAAAGAGGGGAAAGGCAATGAAGAGCTGGTGGCAGCAATCAAAAACCTTTCTCCTGTTGCTGCCGGCGGCGGCGAAGGAGGCACTTATATATTGGAAATAGATGGCCAAAAATTTGATGCCTTTCTGAGCAAGAAATTTAAAGCAGCAAGGAATCCGTAACAAGGTAGGGAGAAATATTAGATGTCAGAACATGTAAAAAGAAATCAATTAGCGAAACAGGTTGGCTCCGCGAAAGGAGACTCTGTTGATAGGGATCAAAGCAAAAGCGGCGATAGGCCGCAGCCGATATTTACAAGAGGGACTTCTTATGAGAGCACTGGCGGCGCCAGCCTAAATCTGAACGGAGCTAAGCACTATTATAAGTCGTATGCAGATCCCGCCGATGGCTTGGCAAACGGCAGAAACCAATATATTGAGATATATCACATCCCCAGCGGAAACAATCTATTCTTTAAGGCATATTTGACAGGCTTTCAAGACAACTTTAAAACAGACTATAACAAAGAGCAGGTTTTTGGTCGCATGGATCCAATTGTAACATATAAGCACACTGCTAGGAGTATTACTATTTCTTTTACTGTACCATCTACCAGCACAGAAGAAGCAAAAGAGAATCTGGCGAAAGCAAATAACCTCGTTCAGATGTTGTATCCCGTATATGAAGAGGGCACTGGCGCATCTGCAACGGCAATGAAATCGGGACCAATCTTCAAAGTAAAGTTTGGGAATCTAATTGTCAAGCCTGGCTCATTGGACGTCGCCGGAAGGGCCCGCAATCTTGGCCTTCCATGTGTTATAGAGGGCTTTTCTTATGTTCCCAAATTGGACGAAGGATTTTACGATCCGGCTACCAGTATTTCCGTAGAACCAACGTCGATTCCGAGCACAGAGCAATCTTTGTGGAGGGGCTGGAAACAGGGCTCGCCCACAATATCACACATTACTAGGGGGAAATTTGATGGCTCACTCTATCCCCAAACTATAGAAGTTTCTCTCGAACTCACTGTTTTGCATGACACTCCTTTGGGATGGGAAGATAAGGACGGCGAAGTGTCCTGGCGCGGGCAAGTGGGTGAATTTGGCTCAAGGTTTCCATATGGCGGCAACAACAATGC